GAAATTGATGCAGATCGTAAAATGGATATCATCGAAGTTGATGATGACCTTGCCATAAAGACCTGTAGCATGTATAATTATAAGTATGCTGTCATCACACCCGATGACCTTGTGATTCCAACTAATAATGATAAAGTTCAAGAAGATTAAATGGAAGAACTTTCTGTCAACAGGAGACCACTGGACAGAGATTGACTTCCTTGAAAAGAATACAAACTTAATAATTGGTCACAATGGTTCAGGAAAGAGCACTTTGTTAGATGCACTGACCTTTGTTTTATTCAACAAACCATTTCGTAAGATTAATAAATTACAATTACTTAACACAGTCAATGAAAGAGATTGCTTAGTTGAACTAGAGTTTGATGTAAACGCAAGAGAATATGTAGTCCGAAGAGGCATCAAACCAAATATATTTGATATTGAAGTCAATGGAGAACCTTTACATCGACAGGCTGACGATCGATCAAATCAAAAAATATTAGAAGATAATATACTCAAAGTAAATTATAGATCATTTACACAGATAGTCATACTCGGAAGTAGTACCTTTGTGCCTTTTATGCAACTGTCAAGTTCAGTTCGTCGTGATGTCATTGAAGATCTGCTTGATATTCGTATCTTTTCTTTTATGAATAATTTACTGAAAGATAAACTAAGAATACAAAAAGAACAGGTTAGATCATTAAGTTTAAAGAAAGAGAACTTAGATGATAAAATTAAAATGCAAGATAAGTTTATTAAAGAACTTGAAAATCAAAGTAAAAACAGCATCAACTCAAATAAAAGGAAGATAGACACTTTAATATCTGAATCAGATAATTATGTTTTGGTCAATAGTGACTTAGAAAATCAAGTTACTGATCTTACTAAGAGTCAAGAAAAGTTTGTAGGTGCTGACAAGAAACTGTCCAAACTGAACAATTTTAAAGGACAGATATCAAATAAGGTATCTACCATTACCAAAGAACATAAGTTTTTCAAAGAGAATACGGTTTGTCCTACCTGTACACAGCATATAGAAGAAGACTTTCGCTTAAATAAGATTGAAGATGCACAATCTGAGGCTAAGAAACTTAAGAAAGGTTTTGAAGACTTAGAGAAAACAATCGAAGAAGAAAAAGAAAAAGAGCGTCAGTTTGTCAAACTAACAAAGGAGATTTCTAAACTCAATAATGGCATTTCTAAAAACAATACTCACATCTCTATCAACCAAAAACAGATTAGAGAACTTGAATCAGAAATTCAAACGATTACCGAGCAGTTTAAAAACAGAAATACTGAGCATGAGAAGTTAGAAGAGTTTAAGACTAGTCTCAAGACAACTGATGAAAAACTTTCTGAAAGAAATCAGGATATAGTTCATCACGACTTTGCATATTCCTTACTTAAAGATGATGGAGTCAAGACTAAGATAATACGAAAATATCTACCGCTTATCAATCAGCAGGTTAATCGTTATCTGCAGATGATGGATTTCTATATCAACTTTAAGTTGGACGAAGAGTTTAATGAAACGGTAGAGTCACCAATACATGAAGATTTTTCTTATGCTTCATTTAGTGAAGGTGAGAAGATGAGAATTGACTTAGCACTTTTATTTACATGGAGAGAGGTAGCAAGAGTTAAGAACTCTGTAAATACTAATCTATTAATTATGGATGAGGTATTTGATAGTTCTCTTGATGGATTTGGTGTTGATGAATTTATGAAGATTATTCGATTCATCATTAAAGATGCTAATATATTTGTTATATCTCATAAGTCAGACTTACATGATAAGTTTGATAATCTTATGAAGTTTGATAAAGTTCGTGGATTTAGTCGGAGGATTACATGAAGATCTTAGTTACTGGACATCTTGGTTTTATTGGAAGTCATGTGTATGAATATTTTATACAACAAGGACATCAGGTTGATGGTTATGATATTCCACATGATCTTGGTGATTTTAAAACAGATAAGAAATATGATTTGGTGGTACACCTTGCAGCGAATGCTGCAATTCGTGAGGCCATTGAAAATCCTGACGCATTTTGGGAAAACAATGTTACCAAATCAATTCCTATATTTGAGTATTGTAGGAAGAATAATGTAAGATGTTTATATGCAAGTTCTGCATCTGTATATGAATGGTGGATCAATGCATATGGTATTACAAAGAAAGTAAATGAAATCCAAGCACCACCAAATAGTGTAGGCATGAGATTCTTTAATGTGTATGCAGAAAAGGTAAGTCGTCCAGATATGTTATATCGGATGCTAGAGGACAAGACTGCTACATATCTCACAAGACATAAGAGAGATTGGATACATGTCAAGGATATTGTATCTGCAATTGCACTTCTTGCAGAAAATGATTATACTGGAGTACTAGATGTAGGAACTGCTAATCCTGTAGCAGTTATTGATCTTGCAACTAAGATGGGTATGGGATATTTACCCATAAAAGAGGAAACTCCGGGTGAAAGAGACACTACATGTGCGGATATCACGAAATTAAAAGAACTTGGTTGGAGACCAACAATAAATATTTTGGACATATAAACTGATCTATGCTATCCACTCAATACCGTTTAAGACTAGAAGGAATCTGCAAAGCAATCGCAGCAGGACAAGAAGTAAACTTGGAAGATATGATATGGGCAGAGAAATTATCAAAGGCAAACACATCAGCAAGAGGAATGTTAAGTTCGGCAAGAAGATTAAAAACGGATGATGACTCAACTTTTCTTAAGTACTTGGATATAGGAGACTCGGATCCAAGGAAACATAAAAAGGGTTTCGGTGGAGCTGATGATATAGCAGATTGGTTCCGAAATGATAAACGATCAGACGATTGGAGGCAAAGGGATTAACATATAGACAGTTGACAAAGTGTCCACTTAACCGTCTCAGGGGGCGGTTTTGTTGTTATTATAGGTATATCAGATAAGAAACCCCATGACCATCAGACACGAAATCAAATCACAACTTGCTAGACTACTTGCTACAGAAGACTTGGTTGTTGAGCATAAGAAAGTAGAGACTGCACAATTCAATGTACAGACAAGAGTATTGACTCTACCACTTTGGGATAAGGCATCTGAGAATGTGATTGATATGCTTGTAAGTCATGAGGTTGGTCATGCATTATATACACCCGATGAAGAGTGGTGGAAAGAATATGATGTACATCCAAGTTTTGTAAACATAGTTGAAGATGCTCGTATTGAGAAGTTGATGAAGAGAAGATATGATGGTATCTCAAAGACTTTCTATAAAGGATACACTGAGTTGCACAATGATGATTTCTTTCAAGTCAAGAAGAAAAACATATCTGAGATGATGCTTGCTGACCGTGTGAATCTACACTATAAGATTGGTACTTACTATGATATTCCATTTAGTTCTGATGAGATGTTCTTTGTAAACAAGATTGATTTATGTGAAACATTTGAAGATGCACTTAAGGCTGCTAAAGCATTATATGATTACTGTCTTTCAGAAGAGAAGAGAAAGGATCAGGAGAAGGTAGAAGATCTTGATATGGATTTTGATATTGAAATGAATGGTGATGGTGATGAAGATGGTGAAGGTATGGAAATACCAATGAATCAATCAGATGAATCTGATGAGGATGCAGATGACGATGGTGAAATACAGGAAGAGACTGAGATCAAAGTTGATAATCATGTAGGTGGACATACTGGTGTTGAAGAAGTATCTGCAGAGACAGTTGAGAGTCTTGAAGAGTCACTTAAGAATCTTACAAACGAAGGTAGCAGAGAGAATGTATATCTTGAGTTGCCTGATCTTGATATTGACAAAGTTATTATCTCAAACAAAAAGATACATGAACTTTGTGCAGAAAAGATGATTGATGTTGCTGAACAACTAAAAAAAGAATCTGATAGATTTAATTCATATGACCCTATGTTTAGAGGATCTTTATATGATAGTTCTCTTGACAAATTTTTAAAGGACACAGAAGAGGATTATAATAAGTTCAAGAAGTCTGCACAAAAGGAAGTCAACTATCTTGTCAAAGAGTTTGAGTGTAAGAAGTCTGCATCTGCATATGCTCGTGCTACCGTAAGTCGTACTGGTATTCTTGATACAACTAAGTTACATACTTATAAGTACAACGAAGACTTATTCAAAAAGGTATCTGTGATTCCAGAAGGTAAGAATCATGGCCTCGTATTCATACTTGATTGGTCTGGTTCAATGGCAAATGTAATGATGGACACTATCAAGCAGTTATACAATCTAATTTGGTTCTGTAAGAAAGTTCAAATCCCATTTGAAGTTTATGCCTTCACTACATGTTTTCCAAATACTGACGAGTTCAATAATTTTCCTGAGTTATATGATGCAAAAGATAATATGGTACATATTGATAGTAAGTTTTCTTTGATGAATCTTTTCTCAAGTAAAGTTCGTGCAAGAGAACTCAATGATCAACTATACAATGTATTTCGTATTGTAAATTCAATGAGAAACTATCATGGTAGAGATGTGACACCTTACGGAATGTCATTATCTGGAACACCATTGAATGAAACAATCGTGGCTTTACATAAACTTATTCCTCAGTTCAAGGCAAACAATAAAGTCGAGAAAGTAAACTGTGTAATTCTAACTGACGGTGAAGGATATCAACTTGAATATCATAGAACAATTCATAGATCTCTTATGGGTGAATCTTACTTTGGTAAAGGTAGTTTCAATGACGGATGTGTTCTCCGTAATCGTAAAACTGGTAAGACATATAACTGTGGATATCAGTATCATGATTACACTAAGATGTTACTTCGTAACATTTCAGATGAATTGCCAAATGTAAATTTTGTTGGTATTCGAGTTATGGAAGGTAGAGATGCTAAGTACTTTATTCAACAGAATAGTGATGATTACAACGATCCTAAAGTTGAGAAACTTCTAGAATCATGGAAAAGAACTAGGACTCTTATCATGGAAGATGTGGGTTACAGAGTATATCTTGGAATATCTGCATCGGCACTTGGAAATGAGTCTGAGTTCGAGGTTCAAGAAGATGCAACTAAGTCTCAGATCAGAAGTGCATTTAAGAAAAGTCTTAAGAATAAGAAGATGAATAAAAAGATTCTGAGTAAGTTTATTGAGATGGTTGCTTAATAAATAGTGGACAGTCAACAAACTGTCCACTTTTTGTTGTAAGGGTGTTGTTATCGACTATAATAAGTACATAACAAAGAAACCCCTTTATCATGACAAAAAAAACATTCGTCCCTTTTGAAATCAAAATGACTCGTGAAGAAATTATTGATGGTCTAAGATCTCAATATGGTTCAGAGTTTACCACACCAGAAGTTCGTGCATGGTGTGCAATGAATGATATTACATATCAGACAGTTACTAAGAAACTGAAAGAATTTAAAGTAACAAAAGGTAAGTGGAATCTTGAAGTTACACAACAAGTAGTAGAAGAGATTGAAGCAGCATTTGTAGCACCTGCAGCAGCACCTGCAGTTGTAGCACCACTTGCACAAAACTTAGTCCCTATGAAGGATGAGACATTTGTAAAGTTTGGCCCATTTGCTGATGTCAAAAAGATTATTCAGTCCAAGTTATTCTATCCTACATTCATCACTGGATTGTCAGGTAACGGTAAAACATTCTCTGTTGAACAGGCATGTGCCCAACTAAATAGAGAGTTAATTCGCGTGAATATCACGATAGAAACAGATGAAGACGATCTTATTGGTGGGTTTCGTCTTGTTGATGGCAACACTGTTTGGCACAATGGGCCAGTTATCGAATCTTTGGAGAGGGGAGCTGTACTCCTTTTAGATGAGATCGATCTAGCATCTAACAAGATACTATGTTTACAATCTATTCTTGAGGGCAAAGGTGTCTTCTTGAAGAAGATAGGTAAGTGGGTAAAACCTGCTGCAGGATTCAATATAATTGCGACTGCAAATACTAAA